TTAAAAAATAGTATCTAATTTATTGACCAGTTTATCCTCCATATCTTCAGTAGTATGAGAATAGATTTCCAAAGTCATTTTTGCATTTGAGTGCCCAACTCGATCCATTATTGATTTTATTGGGAGGCCAGACTCTGCTAAAAACGAAATATGAGAATGCCTAAAAATATGGCTAGATAAATTTTTTTCTATTTTGGCCTGTTTTCCATATTTTTTTAATATCTGTATGAAGCAAGCTATTGTTGTAGGTTGATTCCATTTTTCAAAACAGAAAATATAATCATCGCTTGACAATGGCTGGAAACGTTCGCTAAGTCGTACTATTTGTCTTTGAATAGCTTCTATGACACTCTCTGATACTTTGATTGTCCGTATTGAATTTGTAGTCTTTGGTAGCGTCTTGATTTTGTTTACTGAATCAAAATTACCTGTGATCTCAATTTTGTTGTTTTCGAAGTCTATATTCTTCAGTTGTAAGGCAGTTAACTCACCATATCTCATACCAGTTAATGTCAGCACAAGAACCATATCAGCGTACTTTTGGTGATATTCTCGACGATTAAGGACATCGACAAGTGCTTTTATTTCTTGCATGGTGAGAAAGTTGTTACGCTTTTTTTCCAGTTCTTCTAAAGTCTTTGGTTTTTGAGGAATCGTAGTATAATCGACCTCGTTGTTTTCAATGTAAGAGTATTGAACAGCGTAATTAAAGATACCTCTGAGCCTATGCCGTACTTTTTTAGCTGTAATATATCCGTTGCTTTCAATAATTTTTTCAATAGCCTCTTGAAGAAAACGCCTGTCAAGATTAGCAAGTATGGTATCGGATGGTATGACTTCTTTCATCTTCTTATCAACTGATTTACAATTATGTTTTGTTGATTCCTTTACTGTTTGCGCCCATGATTTATAGAAAAGGTTATAGATTTCTTCAAATGTAATGCTTTCTACTTGTTTTGTGCTGAGTTTTTTATTTATCTTCTCTTGTAACAAGATAGCAGCTTGATTTCTTGCCTGGGGAGTTTTCTTCTCCATGGTTACTGAAACTTTTTTTAATTTCTCAGTATATGGATCTTTATATCGCTCAAAAAATTTATATTTGCCGTTTGGCAATTCTTCCATCCACATTGCGTTTACCTCACTTTTTTGTTAAAATGGGTATAGTAAAAAGGGCTTTTTAATGCCTTTTACTATACATGCTGATCCTCACACTCAAAGTTTGGCGATGGCGAGTGTGAGGATTTTTGTTGCTTTTTATTGCTGTTCGTTGTAAAATATGATTAAAGACGTGAAAAGGAGGTTAAAGACATGCTATCATTTATCAAAACTACTAAAAAAGAACTTAAAGATTTCAAAGAAATTCAAAAGGATCTTATAAAAAATTTTGAGGAATTGAAAATGTCGAACTCTTTAAAACACGAAAATCATATTGCTCGCTCCTTAGAAAATAAAGAATGCTTAGAAGCTCAGAAGGAAAGAGTTAGAAGAAGAATATCGAATTTTTACTCGAAGTAAATCGCAATAGGTCTTACGAAACGGTCTCCTTCTTTTGTAATATCAAAAGAATTAGTAACCATATTAATGAACATGCTAGGACCATGTGATAAAATCCGATTTGGGCTTTCGTCAAAATTTGAAAACTCCATATCAGTCTCGATTTCCGCAGCTGCTATACCTAGTATAGTAGCTTTTCTTTTTGAAGCATTTAGTAGAGCTAGTGAACTTTTTGGAATTCTTGTATTCTGTTGTTCACATATGCATAACGATGAGCCAATTTTCAAAATAGAACAATCGCTTAATAACGATTCTACATATTGAGACATTTTGTTGATTCTAATGACGTTAAATATAAAAGAATCTTCAAGAATTTCTTTGATTTCTGCTATTCTAGAAGCATGTTTTTCTTTATTAACTTGAGTAATTTTCTTTAGTTCATTTTCAAGCTTCTTGTATGCTTCTACTTCATCTGGAACGAAGGTCTCTAAAGCACTGATATCCATTGTGTTTTTTAACATAGAAAAATCATAGATTGTTAAATCGTTGATTTCTTCAACAATCTCTCCTTCGGTAACATTCTCAATAGTTTTTATATCATCTTTGATTTTATCAAGAAGGAGATCTAATGAAAAATCATCAATAGCGGTTTCAACTAACTCTCGGTTTCCTGAAGAATATACTAGAGCTGTTTTATCTGCTGTAATTTCTGTGTTTGCTACATTCCCAGAGAAAAGACCAGCTCCGAGTCTGCCACCGGCTGAGTAAGATTCTTGATTTGATGTTTCTTCATGTGTTGCTTGAGAATTACTCTCTTCTGCAATATGTTTTAAAATAAGACCTTGATCAATTTGCGCTAACAATGAGTTGACAAGTTTGGTATCTAAATAAATTATTTCTTTCATATTTTTTTCTCCTTACTTAATTTACTAATGCTAAATACTCTTCTTTAACCATGATTTCATTTGTCATGGTTTTTAGATTGTAGTAAGACATGAATTTGAGGTAATCAAACTCTGTGGGGTCGTCTAAGTTTTCTAGTGCGTCTTTTACGAGATGATGGATCATATTCCTATCAGCTTCGTTTTCACAGCGTAGACGGGCGTTCTGGTACTCTGAGCGTGTGTGGTCTTTGTGTCCAAGTTCGTGTAGGGCGACCTGGATTTGTTGTTCAGGAGTCAAGTTGTGGTCAATAGCGAGTACGTTTGTGTCTGGATTGTAGAAACCGCTACTGTGCCAGTTTGAACCGTCGAAGAGACAAAGTTCTACTTGATATTCTTCGCAGAGTTTAGCGAGTGTCATAGTTCTCCTTTGTTATTTATAAACCTCTCTGCGGTGGGCGATGTCTACGGCTAAGACGACTAGTTTATCGTCTTGGATATCACAGATGATGCGGTAATCGCCAACTCGGTATCGGCAGTAACCTGATAGGTTTCCTTTTAGTAGTTTAGCGTGTTGATAGGGGTTGCTTGTGTTGTCTACGTTTTTTGTCATCCACGAGATGATTTTTCGTCTAGTTGCTCCATCGAGTTTTTTGAGTTGTTTTTGTGCTTTGCTTTCATAGACGAGTCGGTACATTAGGCGATGTCCTCTCTAGTCATTCCAAGACTTTCCAAGAGTTCATCTGTTGTATATGTTTTTGGATTAGGGTCGGCTAGGTACTCCATATAGGCTTGGTCGGCTGCTCGTGCGTCTTCGATATCTTCCATGAGTGCCATGAAGTCGTCAAAATCCATGGTCGTTGTGTCGATACCGTGTTTGTTTAGGTAGTCCGTAATGTAGGAATTTTTTTCTGTGAAGTTGATAGTGATAGTCATTAGCGTTCTCCTTTGCTTTTGAAGTGGGCGGATAGGACGGATGTAATGAAGTCGATATCATCTTCATTTAGTGGTTTCCCGTCAAATAACATGGTGTTGGCTGCTGCTTTGCGTAAGTCTATGATTTGTCCGTTTACTTGGGCAAATTCATCACTCCCAGCGATAGCAGGGTTATCTGTTCGTCCGAGCAGGTAGTCGGTGGATACGTTGAAATAATTAGCAATTTCTGCGATACGTTCAGCGTTTGGCGTAGAATTTTTTATCTTATAGAGTGTATTTCTACCATAACCTAAGTCTTCTTCTACTTGTCCAAGAGCTTTTCCACGCTTTTTTGCCAATTCTTTTATTTTTTCAAATGTCTCAAACATTGTTAAATCAACCTTTCTAAGACATCACAAAAAAAATTTAACAAATTTGGTGTAAAAAGGTTGACTAATTATCCCAAAAGGTGTAAAATGTTTTTTGTAAGTGATAAACAACTAAAAAAACAACTAAGAAATAAATTATAAAAATGTTTTGGCGAACGGTATTTATAGTTTTATTAGTGTTTTTATTATGCTTTAATTTTAGCCGATTTGGTGTAAGTTGTCAAGTATAATGCAGAAAAATAGTTACATTTTTAGTTGTTTCTTGTTTACTTGTTCCTTGACAATTGAATAGAGCATGTGAGATAATAAAGGGGAAGTGAAGATGTAGTCTACTACAACTACAAAAAAGCCCCTGCTGATAACCACAAAAGCAAGGGCTTTTTCTAGTCTACGCTAGAAAGGTGGGTTAGTCGCTATTTCTTGTTTAGCCATTTTTCGATGACTATCAGGACGATACCGACCACCAAGGGTAGAATAATATTTGTGAAGATGTAATCTACCATAGGCTCCACCTCCCTTCTAAGGCAGATGTGCCGTCACTATTATACCACATGCTCTATCAGTTAGATAGGGCATTTTTTATTTTTGAAAAAAGGAGGAACGTGTCGATGGTAAGTATTCTTAAAAATTTAGAACAAGAAAAAGACCACCTTGAAAAAATCATTAAGGTAGTCAGCGCTGGTGGTAAATTTCTGAGATTGCCATATCAAAAAAAGTCACGCTCGATTAGTGAGAATCTGAAATTGATTTCTCAAAATCTTGATAAATTGAGCGAGCAAGTTCAACAAACCACGAATCAGCATTCATGATTTCAAGATGACGAAAGAAACCTGTTTTGGTTTCCAGTTCAGAATCGTGTGCATAACGTAATATTTCTCTAGCAAAGATGGTTTCAAAATCAAAATCTTTACCATCATCGTAGATGTCGCGTTTGCTTGCTTTGAGTAAATATTCTTTAAAAGTCATAAGGTTAACTCCTTTCTGCTTATATTATAGCAGAAAAAGAAGAAAGAAAAAGAAAGGAGAAAATATGCCAGATATTGCAAACGGTCGCGAAAGAGTTATTGCTTTCTTGAAAGAGAAAGGCATTAAAAAAGCAACTCTAGCGGTTGCTTACGGCTTTAAACGACAGGAAGTGACAAACATTCTAAGTGGAACGACTAAAGGTCCACGAGCGAACAGTTTCATTCTTCAGGTTATTGAAGATTATGGGATTGAGTAGGAAAGATTTGAGGAGTAGGAAAATGAGACCAAGACGATATCCGTATAGTGGGAAAAAAGAGTCCACCTTTGTAAAGGCCGACCCTGAGTTAGTTGAAAAACTTTTAAGAAACACTAGTTTTCTTGAGTGTTTACAAAAAAAGCCTATCAATTTTCAGATAGACTTAGAAGAATTTAAGCGTCTTAGCTATGAAGCCATTCATGATACTTCTCAAGTAACTCAACAGTAGTTATTACAGAAGTCAAACCACTGACCTTCCCCAGTTGCAATCCGTCTGTATGGTCAATCTGTTTAGTAGCTTCATTAGCTTTAGCAGAGATAGCTTGCATATCTTCAGCTGTTAAAGATTCTCGAAAATCTTTAAAGGATTTCATAAAAACTCCTCCTTTCTATTGGAATTTTGACTAAAACGGTGAGAGGTCCTAGTCGAGATTATTATAGCAATTTAGGAGGATATTACATCGGTCTTGAGGCTGATTTTTGGAGGCAATATTGGAAGATAAAATCATAGAACTTGCTGATTACTTCATCAGCGAATCTACAACGTACAGAGAAGCAAAAATAGCGTGTGAGAAGCTATTGAAACAAGTCAGCCATGAGATAGAACTCAGGGCGATGGAAAGTAGGACAGTCTAGAAGACAACAAAAAGCACCTGACGGAAATCAGGCGCATACTTAAATATTCAACATGATTATAACACGAAAGGAGCAAAAATGGAAGTAGTTGAAATTGTAAGAATTAAAGATGTGATTATTGAAAAAGTCTCTGCTAATGATGAAGAGTTAAAACGTATCTTTGGATGTTCAAAACGACAAGCAGGAGAGCGAAGAAGAGAAATGCAAAAACTCCCTAGTCAGCAAAAACATCTTTTGGATAGTGGACAACTTGTAACGATTAAAGGTTTCTATGAATACTTGCAATATCGTGGAACTAAAGCTTGGAAAAAAGAAATGGAAACAAGCAAGAAAATGAGGTCAGCAGGATGAACCTACTATCAAGAATCAAAAACTATTTTTCGGAAGAGGTCAAAGAAACTAATCTCGACTGGAAAGAGGTCGCTTTAGACCTCAATCAATCACTAATTGAAACACAGGAAAAACTTCAAGAAGCGAATCAAGAAATCGCAGACTTGAAGAAAATCGTAGCAATCTACAAAGAAAAGGAGAAAGAAAAATGATGGAATACATTTACCTGGTAATAATCGTAGGAATTGGACTATGGTCGCTAGTAAATAAACTAGATGACCACGCTGAAATGAAACAAAAAGAGCGCCAGCTGATGGCAAACAATGTCGCACGGATGAATCTGAGAAATTCAGATAAGCAATTTACTTATGATGTAGAACCGCCTGAAGGGTTGAAATAAGGAGGAGAAACATGACTCAAGCGGAACAAATTAGGGAATATTATAGAGAGCACCCTGCTGCCTCATGTGATGAAGTGGCTGAGGTTGTCGGTACAACAAAAAGCAACGTAAGTGCAAACCTGGCCAAAGACATCAAGGCAGGCAGATGCGTTCGCTTGGAAGACAAGTCATACGACTACTCCCCTTACTTTAATCACACACAAGCGCTCACTGAGTTGGTTGATTGGAAGAATGATACCAGACGTGAGTGGGTGGATATGCTGACAAGAGCAGCAGAGAAAGAAACGGATAGCAACGTTATGCGTTTGTTAATCAAAGAAGCAAATAAATTGATGAAAGAGGTGACTAAGTAGATGGTACGAAATAAATTGACAGATTTAACCAATACTCTTTTCGCCCAGTTGGAAACATTGGACGATAGGGATCTTACAGCAGATGAATTAAAGACGGAACTCCAACGTTCAAAACAAATGGTCGCAATCTCAGGTCAAATCTTACAAGCAGGTCAATTGGCGCTAGATGCTGAAAAATTCAAAGACAAGGTAGGTGAAGTCAATGCCCCGATCGCTTTGCTGGAAGGATGAGTACACGGAGTACATGCATGAAATATGCCCTGGTCGTTTAACTCCTGAAGTAACCAGGTTGCTGAATGAAAAATTTGGTACGAATTATAACAAGACTCAAATAGGAGAAGTACGCAAACGTCTAGGGTTAGCAGTTGGAAAAGTCTATCAAGGTCGATTGCTGACAAAGGAGCAACATGATTATCTTGTATTGATCCAAAAAAATAAGATTTCTCGTAATGTCGCAAATGAAATGAACCAAAAATTTGGCGTATCGCTAACTGAGAAACAGATTAAGAGTTATCGGAGAAATAATAATCTACATAGTGGGTTGACGGGAAGATTCGAGAAAGATCAGACTCCTCACAATAAGGGGAAGAAGTACCCCAATATGCCAAAAAACAGCGGGCAGTTCAAAAAAGGTAATCGACCTCCGAATTATGTACCTGTCGGCACTATCAACTACACAACAGACGGTTATCCAAAAGAAAAGATTGGAGAACCTAATCAATGGGTTTTGAAACATCGTAAAGTCTGGGAGGACCATCACGGGCTGATACCAAAAGGGTACTCAATCGTTTTTCTGGACGGTGATAAAACAAACTATGATATTTCAAATCTGGCATGTTTATCTAAGAACGAAATTGCTAGAATGAATCAAAATCATTTATTCACGTCCAACGCTGATTTGACTAAATCAGGTATTGGACTAACAAAACTTACAAATAAAATCAGAGAGGTAGAAAAAAAATGGCTAGTTTATACGAACTAACAGGTCAGTTCCTGACAATTTACCAATTGGATATCGATGACGAAACAAAAGCAGACACGCTTGAGGCCATCGATTGGCAAGAACAATTTGAACAGAAAGCAGAAGGATATGCCCATGTTATCAAGAATCTAGAAGCCGACGTGGCCATGTACAAAGCTGAGGAAGAGAGCTTCAAAGCCAAGAAACAAGCGGCACAGAAAAAGCTGGATTATGTCAAGGATAACATTATGGCAGCTATGAATGTCACAGGTCAAACCGAAGTCAAGAGTGGTGCCCTGATTATAAAAATTGCTAAAAATCCAGAATCAGTCAAGGTCAACGAAAATGACCTTCCGAAAAAATATTTTACAAAAAAAGTGACGCTTGCGCCGGACAAAAAAACACTCAAAGAGTTGCTTAAATCTGGCAAGAAAGTCAAAGGAGCCGAGCTCATTAGAACGGAAAAGTTGGTGATTAAGTAATGGAATTGATGAATAAAACACGAGTAACAGATTCACTAGCAGTTGTGATTGGACTAGAATCGATTGAAGTACTTGTTACTGAAGGTTTTCTATTTGATGTTGCGATTCGTTTTGTAAAAGTAGACGAAACAAATCTTGATCAAGGAAATGAAAAGCCAGTATTCACTCCGGAATACAAGCTGGTCACAGTTGCTAAATACAAGGAAAAACCTATCTTTGAATCGGAGGAAGATATTCGAAAATTTGAGAAGCAAGCAAAAGAAGTTAAATCGCTATTTGCCTTTGCAAAGGTAAATAAACAAAATTGGTTTAACACTGCCCTTTATCCAGGAGTGCTGACTGAGAAAGTTGGTGTTTGATGAAAATTTTAGCTATTGATCCAAGCAGTAATAAAATTGAAACCAGCACAACAGGAGTTGTCTTGTTGGATAATGCAAGATTAGTTGATAGCTGGGTTGTCTCTTATGGTATGAGAGGTTTCGCTGATTGGTTTCACGAAATCGGAACAAATCTTGAATTCGATGTAGTTATTGTTGAAGAATTTAAGGCGAGGGATAACGAAAAGTCAAAAGATAATAGCGTGGCAGAAACCATCGCTTATATCCAGCTTTGTTATCCAGAGGCTATTCTTCAATTTAATGCAGGTTACAAGTCGGATATTCCAAACGATCTTTTGAAAATCTTAGACCTTTGGAAATTTGAAAAAAGTCATCATCAAGATATTAGAGCAGCAGCAAGACTTGGATTATTTTGGGCAATGAGAAATGATATTGAAGAAGTGGTTCATGATATCGGAAAGGTGGTGAGTGAGTATCACAATAACGCTAAGAAAGTGGCAAGCTGAAGCGATTAAAAGAAGTGAACATTTATCTAATGGAATCTTTTTAGAGGCTCTTGGGGGCAGAGGCAAAACTATCTGTGCACTTGCTATTGCAAAACATAAAAAAGCTAAAAAAATCATCATCACAAACAATCGACTAGCTATTCTGAATGGTTGGATAGATGCAGTCAAGTTTATGAATTTTGATAAAGGTGTTGAGATTATCATTCAGACAGATAGATATCTTCAAAATCAAGTCAAAAAGGGGCATAAATTAGATTGTGATGTGCTGATAGTAGACGAATGGCAGAATATGTCTTCTGACAAACAAGTGGCCTTATATCGCAAAATAAAGCGAAAATACACGATAGGTCTTTCAGCGACACCAATTCGGAAAAAAGGACAAAATTTCTATCCGCTTGAAAAAACGGTATTTGGTTGGGCAACCCCAAATAATAAATTTGACTGGCAAAAGACTCATGGAAAAATGGTCTATGATCCATTTAGCTATTCAAAAGAGAAGTGGGAAGATTTTCAAAATTATGAAAGTTATATCTCGAGCTTGCCTAATTTCTTCCGCTGGGAAGAGATTGAAGGAATTGAGAATGCAGTTGAGAATAACGGTTTTGAGATTAAGTTTTACCAAAAGAGAGTCGCCTCTGGCAATCCAGAAAAACTTGCAGAATTTAGAAAACTAAATCTTGTAACAGTGGACGGCAAAACTGCAATGGCCAAGCAATCGTTTGGAAGAAAGACCTTTGAACGCTACCTTAATCAAACAGGCGTAGCAGTCGATTTTCCAAAATTAAAGCCAGTAAATGCGGATACGCCATTGATGTTACAACTTGACGGTTTAATCGAACGAGCACCACACGATATGTTGATTGTCAGTAAATCTAAGCAGATTGTCAACGTCATTAGCGAGCGCCATCCTGAAATTGGAATCTGGACGGGCGATATTCAAGAAGGACTTTATAAGAAATTCGTGGTTGCTACTAGTCAAGTGTTAGGTGTCGGAGTAGACGGCTTGCAACACAAATACCAAACTATTGTCGTATTGGATCCAGTAGAAGAAGGTTCTGGAGAATATGATGATTATCGACAATTGCTCTGGCGCATAACAGGAAGTCGTCAGCAGCATGATGTAAATGTAATTGAATTTTATTATAAAGAAAGTTAAAAAAAAGAGGAAAACAAAATGAATAAAACAACTGAAATGATCGTATTTCGTAGCCGTAAAACTGGAGAATTTCTTAATTCTTACAAGGACAGAAGTTCTTTAGCATTTGCAGCTGACTTTTGCAGCTTGGAATATTGTTTGAAGCTTCCTCGTAAAAAATACGAAGACAACAAAAAGACTTACAAGGCTCTTGCTGCAGCTTTTGACTGTGAAATTGTCGCAGTTGAAGCGGAATACAAATTGACCTATCCGAATGGATCAGAAGTTGAACCTATCAAGCGTGACCGTTCATCAATTGAGGACATGATTAAGGATATTATTGGAGGGGTTCTCTAATGGCATTTACACTTCCAGCAAATAAACCACAAGTTCCTAAAGATACCCCACGAAATTTTTTCATCTACGGTGAAACCATGAGCGGAAAGTCTTATCTTGCAAATGAATTCCCAAATCCAATCGTTTTGAACACAGACGGGAATGCAGAAGCTAACACTGTTCCAAGCATTCAGCTGATCAATGAAAAAGATGACAAGGGACGAATTACCAATTCAGTAATTAAGCAGCTTGGAGATATCTTGCTTGCTCTCCAGACACAGAAGCACTCTTATGAAACAGTCGTTATTGATGTAATTGACGATGTTATTGAAATGATTAAGATTGCAGTTTGTGATGAATTAACCCCAGTTGGTAAACCTCGCTTGAAATCCTTGTCGGAAATTCCATACGGCAAAGGATACGACTTCTTTAACCAAGCTATCACAGAATTAGTCATTGACCTCAAAGCATTGCCAATGAATGTTATTTACATCAGCCGTCAGGTATCTGAATATGATGACAATGGCAATGCCACCAAAGACAAACCAAGCTTGAAAGATAAGTATGTCAATCTTATCAATGGAAACTCTGATTTGATGATCCACACTGAAAAACTCGGCAACAACTACAACCGTGAGGTTGACCGCAAGCGTAAGACCTACTATGTGAACCATGTTGATGACAAGGCTATTTTGAAAATCTTAGCAACTATCCGTGGGGCTGTTGAACCTGCAAAAACCGAAAAGACAAAAGAGGCGCCTAAGAAAGAAGTTGCCTCTGATGATGAACTATTTTAAGAAATAAAGGAGAATACACATGAGCTTACTAGATATCGCAAAATCAATCAAAAAAGAGGGCTTTGACCCACGCAAAGACAGCGCCAACGGTCCTGCACCAATCCCAGCTGGTACTTATCCAGTAGTCCTGAAGAAAGCAACTTTCAACGTATCGGACAAAGGCTGGGAAAGCCTTGGTTATCAATTTGAAATCCGTGGCGGTGATTACAGTGGACGCTCTGAATTTGCAACATTTGGCACACTGACTGAATGGAACGGTAAGGACCTTAACTGGGCAGTTGAACGCACCATGAAATTCTTTATCAAAGCCTTGGTCCTTGCTGGCGACAGTATGCAAGGAAATGAAGAAGACGGTAAAGCCTTGGAAGAGGCTCTAAAACGTAAGGCAGTTGGCTCTTACTACAACCTTGTTATCTCTGTGACTAAGGGGAAAGATGGCCGTGAGTTCCGAAACTATGACCTTGAAGAAGCACAACCGCTGACTGAAGCTGATATTGATGACGATGACCTCCCTTTTTAAGAAATAACAAGTTCTGGGTCATTGATGAAACTGATGAAAGATTAGGACCATTCAATACATTTGAAGAGGCTTATCAATCGTTGTTATTTTATTTAAAAATGACTGAAGATGAATATCAATCAAATTATATGGCCCAAGAACTTGTTTATATTTACAAAAAGGAGAAGTAATCATGTCGTCGATGAAAGAATACGCATTACAGTACCAAAAGTTAGGGTTCTCAGTCATTCCAATCAATCCTAAAAACAAGATGCCTTTGATTGATTTTGCTGATAAGCCAGCCATGACTCCATCTGAGATTGAAAACTTTTGGGACGGCTACCCTAATGCAAACATTGCCCTAAAGATTACCAACTTCTTTGTCATTGATATTGACAAACACGGCAAATCGAACGGTTTTGAATCGCTAAAAAAATGGAAACATCTAAATTTAATCGAACCGACACTGCAAGCTAAGACGGCTAGTGGCGGTAAACATCTATTCTACTTCAAACGAGAAGATGAGCCGATCACTCAGATGATTGGATTCTTGCCTGGTGTTGATATTAAGGCTCACGAAAATAATTATGTGTTAGTCGCACCCTCTGCCACAGATAAAGGGCAGTATGAGTGGGATCTGGAAAAGTCTAAGGAAGGTGGCACGATGGTCACTCCTTCAAAAGATTTAATCCAGTCTATAAAAAAACAGTATGGCGAAACTCACGGTTATAAGTATGATGGTAAGGACGGTCTTAGGGATTTAGTTAGACGTTCACATACTAGAGACCGAACACAGACTACAGATCTCTTTGAAACCATCGCCCTTGGTTTTGGTGATGAAGGTGGACGAAATGACAAACTAGCAAAATTCGTAGGTGGTCTCTTATATCGTGCGGTCGACGATGGTGTAGTTGTTCAACTTGCAAGATTAGCAAATGCAAATAGTCCAAACCCTTTGCCTGAAAAGGAAATGATGCGTACTATTGAAAGTATGATTAAAAAAGATAGGAGGTGATTGTGATTGGTAATGTAGTAAGTATTGACTCACAACCTAAGATGATAACGACTGCCAAGGGAGACATCAAGGCCAACAGTCCAAGTAATGTGTTGATGTCTTTCAAAGCTGATGATCAGTTGAGTATTTACCTAAAGCACAACGATTTTTCCCAAGAGCATGAACTCCTTAAAGATATCAAGATCGGCAACACTCTTTTTAAAAAAGGTGAGCTCCCTTCTAACTTTGATTCAGTCGTAAAAGTTTACTTTGAAAGTGTGTTAGGTGTTGCTTTCTCAAACCAAGCGATGCTTGATGGCATGGAGACTTTCTTTTCAGAAAGATCATACAATCCAGTTATTGAGTATATGGAGAGAGCAACTGAAAAGTGGGACGGCAGAAACCGGATTGACCGCATGCTTCAAGTATATCTCGGCGCTGAAGATATCCCTTTAGTTTCTAAAATCGCTCAAATGTGGCTAGTTGGTGCAGTTGCTAAAGTTTATGATCCATACGTTAAGTTTGACTATGTTCTGGACCTGGTCGGTGGACAAGGAGTTGGGAAAACGTCCCTCCTTCAAAAATTGGGTGGCGAATGGTATACGGATGCCGTAACAGATTTCTCTAATAAAGATAATTACGACATTATGTTAAAGAGTCTAATCGTCAACGATGATGAAATGGTGGCCAGTAATCGGATGAGCTTTGCAGAAACTAAGGCCTTTATTTCTAAAACTAGCCTACGTTATCGTAAACCATACATGAAACGAACAGAAGAATTTGCCAAGAACTTCATCTTAGCCAGGACTACTAATCAAAAAGAATACCTCAAGGACAAAACCGGTGAACGTCGATTTCTCCCGATTATGGCAGATAGCAAGCAACAAAAGAAACATCCAATGGAAATCGATCCTGATACAATCGAACAAATTTGGGGCGAAGCCGTTACAATCTATCGTGCTGGTGCTGATTTGATGTTTGATGAAAATACAGAGGATGAACTGAATATCTACCGTGAACAGTTCATGTATCGTGATGAAGTTGAATTACAAGTGCTTGAATATCTTGATATGCCCGTCCCTGAAAATTGGCAAAACTGGTCTATTCAGCAACAACATCAATACACAAGTAAATATTTCGATAATAGTAGCGACTTTGATCCTGGAAGCAAAAAACTAGATAAGGTCTCAACTCGTGAAATGATGTACAACTTATTTATGAGAAATTCGAATGACAGGAAGCTGTCAACGAAGATTAACATGATCATGGATAATCATCCTGATTGGAAAAAAAGTGTTTTCCGGGCAGGAGGTAAAAATACAAAAGGGTTCGTAAGAGTGAAGAATTCGGAAAAAACTAATCGGTAGCAATTAAAAAATTATTGGTAGTCATCGGTAGCAGTTGAGGGGGAGATCGGTAGCATTCTACCGATAAAATAGGACATCGGTAGCACATCGGTAGCAGTCTAACCCCTTGATATTACTGACTTTTATTTAATATTTATATATAATGCTACTCTTCTACCTATATTTTTAAAAAAAGTATATAAAATAATAGTAATAATAAAGAAAGCCTATAGAATAGGGATTCTTGAAAAAAACTTTTTACTTTTTAGAATTTATCGGTAGCACGGTAGCAGTTTAGAAAAAAAGAGGTAAAAATGTCATACACAGTAACACTATATTTTGACAACATGGTAGATGAAACCCACTTTTTTAAGAAAGAAGGTGATGCTGCCAAATGCAAGGCTCAGCTCGAGAGCAAGTATCGAGGTGATCGAATGTATAAAGTTAAGCAGGAGAAATTGGAAGAATGAATAAGCAGGAACTGATTAAACGTATCGAGGATTTGCCTTATACAGAGGGGCCTATCGCAGATACAATCGAAATTAATAGAAATTGGATATTGAAATCAATTGAACAGCTAGCCGAATCCGAAATAGGTCACGCAGATGAAGCTCCACGCTACGTAAAGAACATACTAGCACGATTGCGAGAATTGCCATTGCATGATAGAGAGGTTTGGTTAAAGGCTATCATGAGCGAATTTGAACAGGATTTTAGCCATGCAAAATGGCGAGAGGGCTACGAGCAAGGTAAAATTGAGGGTATGGTTGAACGTGAAAAAGTCATAGTTCCGCAGTGTGTGGCGGAATATATAGAATTTAAAAAGAAAAACAATTTTCATGTTTACGGTGCAATGAGAGTAATTGAAGATCATTATGATAAGAAAGTTCCTGAGTGGTTTTACGAAAATAACATCGAAAAATTCTGTCTTGCTTGGCTTGACGGCTACGAGGTTGAAAAAGAGAAGCGGTATTTGGTGACTTTAAAAAATAGGCAGCCTTTGGTCAAATCGCAATCAGGGAGTACTCTTTATTTTAGTCAAGATATAACAGCTAGGAATTATAAAGGTACTCAAAAAGAACTAGAAGACGCAAACTTCGGCTGGGTGTTTGATTGTGAAGGAATTGATATAGAGGAGGTGGAGTGATGAGCCTTACGCTAAATAGCACAATTGGAGACTTAGTTTTGGCAATCGGAGAAATTATCGTTGGTTCTGATGGTAAAACCACTACAGCGATACTGGAGATACCTGATCAAAGCTTTTACTTAGAGATTGAGCTTAAATTGAAGGAGGAGGTCATAAATTGAAACGATTCATAGCTATCTGGATTCTGCTATCTGCTGGATTGAATATCTGGCAGAGTATCTACATTAAAAAGTTAGAAGAAAAGCGCCCGATTGTCGTCTATAAAGCTGATAACGCAGGCGCTGAGATATTCGGTAAAGTCGTCGAGAAAGGACGGCATGGCAAGCTATATACGCTTACCATTCGTGACTACGGGGTGTTCGTGGTTACGAAGGACGTGTATGAGAAAGTGAAAGTTGGGGATGAGGTGTTACTCTAATGGATGATATTTTACAAGCTTTAGCAAAAATGCTAAATATGACTGTTGATGAAGTAAGTTCTTTGCTTACAACATTTAAAGGGAATGCACCACAGATTTATGAAATGTTCGTTAAAGAAAAGATGTTTTATGATCTCTTCAGTCTTTTTCAACTCATGTCAATTGTAATATTTAGTGTTTCTGCAGTAGTTTTAGCAGTTTTAACTCTCATATATTTTACATACGATGGTGGTTTTGTTTATTCCTATGATATACGTACAGGAAAAACCGAGGAAGAAATTAAATTAGAACGCATTGAACGGAAAAGAAAGGACTTAAAAATACCACTAAAAATTAGTTGCATTTCATCAAGCGCAAGCTTGATAACATTAGTTATTGCAATTGTTTTAAAAGCAACTCTTGCACCTAATTATATATTCATCGTGAATGAGATTTTACCAAAATTAACGAAGAGATAGGAGTTATCATGAACACACTAGACAAAATCAAACAATGGTTTATTGACCGTGATTTAGAAAACGGTAGGGTCGTTGGATTGATGGTGCTTTCGTCAAAGAGGAGGATTTGGCATGATACCGAAATTTAGAGTGTGGCATCATGAATTAGGTAGACTGATGTCAGTCAAATGTATGTTTTTTCAGGATAGCGAGATTGAAGAATTTGAGTTAAACGATACTTTAATGAATGATTATATTACAGCTTATCCTGATGAAATCGACCTCATGCAATCAACAGGACTCAAAGACAAGAACGGTAAGGAGGTTTTTGTCGGAGATATTATCAAATGCACAAGAGGATGCCTTCACGAAGTCTATATAGAAAAAGAATATGGTGGTACATTCATAGGTGGAATGCCTTCCATATATCTAAAGGGATTGCTAAGTGGGTATGCGTGGACTGAAGACGAGGAAATCATCGGCAATGTCTACGAAAATCCGGAGCTTTTGGAGGTAACTCATGAATAAACGTCAACGCAAAAAGAAAATTTTGAACGGTCTGAACAAAGAAGAAAGATACCACAGGACGCATTGTCCTGTCTGCGATAGCGAAGCTGGTTTATTCGACAGATATTTTAATACGTACGGTTTCTGCTCTGAATATTGTGGTTATGAATACTATGGAATTTCAAGATTATAAAATAAAGGATTGAGGTTAAAATGACATTATTTGATGAAATGCAGCAATTAAGCTCAGAAAGCCACGCAAAATGGTTCGAGCGATATTTTGAGAAATATAACCTAGAACAAAAACTAAAAACTTCTGCTCAAAAAGGTTATACAGGTTATTTAATCAATGTTTGGTCAGTTAGAGACGAATATTTCAGGAATCGATTAGGAGATGAAAGAACGTTGGAAGCGTTAAGAGAATTATTAGGAGCTGGCTTTACTGTCAAATATAAGCTTTATCTATCTAAAAATATTTTCACTGGACAAGATTTCGTTTCTAACAAGAAAATTCACATTACTTGGTAAAACAAAAAAGCCAAGACACTCTCTGTCTCAGCAATAATCTCAATAATATTATTATATCACAAAGGAGACAGAGAGTGAACAAGGCTAAAGAACTATTGAAAGAGTTGCAGAATCTGGACATGGACATTCAAAGCCGTATAGATGAAATTAACGAGCTTGAGGCAGGTTTGCTTTCAAGCCCCAAGTGGATTGACGTCAAAGTCCAAGGTGGTCAAGCTAGAAAAGTTGATGATGTCTATACTCAGCTTGTCGTGATGAAAGAGGCTATAGAACAGGATACTAAAGAGGTTATCAACAGAAAGCTCCAACTAGGTAGGATGATCAATAGGCTTAAAAATCCAAAACATAGAACTATTTTGAGAATGACTTACATCAATAAGATGTACGTTGATGACATCTGTGACAGCATGAGGGGCATAAGTTCTCCTACTTACTATCGTTTGAAGAAACAGGCAGTAAAGGAGCTTGATATTATTCTTTCAGAATTGATAGTAAATGATAGTAACTGTACAGGCATGAAGTCTAAAATCTGTTAAAATGGTAGTATCAAGAATTGAAAAGAGAGGTCTCAGAATTGGTAGATGGTTACCTGTAATGTCAGGGGGCTGTAATGGCCTTGGAGGTTCAAGTCCTCCCCTCTCCTTTGAGTGTTTGTGTCCCATAATGGGGTAGGCAACAGGCTTAGCATTCATATATCACTCATTAACTTAAAAATGGTTGCAGTAGCGACTGAACCTTGCATGATTGCGTAGCTAATTATATTCCGGATAAGTTATAAGCTAGAGGGTTTGATTCCCTCAGAGGTTGTAAAGACTACAAAAAATAAAAATGAAGTCAAAATTTAATACGCACGCAAGGTAGTAGTCGCCTTGCAGGAAGGTCGCACATCGTGTGGCTTTTTTTGATTGTTTGAAAGGTGGTGATGGAAAATTGAATGAAAGACAAAGGCGTTTTGCAGATGAGTACATCATCTCAGGTAATGCTTATCAATCAGCTTTAAGAGCAGGATATAGTGAGAAATATGCCAAAGCAAGATCTTCTGAATTGTTGGATAATGTCGGAATTTCTGATTACATCAAAAATCGAATGGAGGAGTTGCAAGATGAAAAAATCTTAACTCAAAAACAAATACTTGTGATGCTATCAGAAATTGCGTCGGGACAAGCGAAAGAAACAATAGTAGTCACAACAAAAGTAGCTGAGTTGATGACTGATCCCGTGACTGGTAAGTCTGTAAAAGTCTACAATGAAATCCCTCAACTTGTCGAATACCCAACAAAGAACAGCGATAGGAATAAAGCTCTTGAATTGTTAGGTAAACGACATAAGATGTGGACAGACAAAGTAGAGGCAGACGTTTCTGGAACGGTGGTGTTTGCAAATGAGTCAGACATATCAGATTAAACAGAACGATATTGTTGTTGACCTACCTAAGACAGTAGGAGCTGGATACGGACAGTTCTGGCGCTCAAGAAGTCTTTATCGTGTAGTCAAAGGGTCCCGTGGTTCGAAGAAGTCCAAGACAACCGCTTTGAATTATGTTATCCGTCTTTTGAAGTATCCCTGGGCCAACTTGCTTGTTATTCGTAGATACTCGAATACCAACAAGCAATCAACTTATACGGATTTTAAATGGGCGTGTAATGTGTTGGGTGTGACTCATTTGTTTAAATTTAACGAGTCTTTGCCTGAAATAACCATAAAAGCGACTGGTCAAAAAATCCTATTCCGTGGTTTGGATGATGAACTCAAAATCACATCTATCACGGTCGATGTCGGCAGTCTTTGTTGGGCATGGTTTGAGGAAGCATATCAAATTGAGACTGAAGACAAGTTCAGTACAGTAGTTGAGTCAATCCGTGGTAGCTTAGATGTACCTGATTTCTTTAAACAAATCACAGTCACATTTAACCCGTGGAATGAGAGGCACTGGCTCAAACGTGTGTTCTTTGATGAAGAGACTAGCCGAGCTGATACATTCGCTACTACAACCACTTACAAATGCAATGAGTGGCTTGATGAAGTCGATATTAAGCGCTATGAGGACTTGTATCACACAAATCCAAGGCGTGCGAGAATCGTTTGTGATGGTGAATGGGGAGTTGCTGAAGGTTTAATCTATGAGAACGTGACCGTCAAGGATTTCGATAAGGATGAATTGCTACGAGATTCAGCTAATAAGTTATGTATCGGTCTTGACTTTGGTTTTACTCACGATCCAACCGCTTTGTGTTGTTCGTTGATAAATGACACGACGAAAGAGATTTATGTCTTTGATGAGGCGTATAAAGTTGGGTTGATAACAAAAGAAGTTGCGAAGATGATAAAAGACAAAGGTTATCATCGTTCACAAATCGTTGCCGATAGTGCTGAATTGCGACTGATTGAGGAACTAAGGTCAGAGCATGGTATAACTCGAATTAAAGAGAGTCGTAAAGGTAAGGATAGTATTATGGCAGGCGTATCCAAATTGCAAGGATACGCTATTTATGTGCATCCAGATTGTAAAAACATCATGGATGAATTTTATAGTTACTGCTACCAGCGAGATAAAGAAGGCAACTGGTTGAATAAACCAGAGGATAAAAACAACCACTTGATGGACGCTTTGCGTTACAGCCTTCAATGTATCGAAGGTGGAAAAGCAACCGTCCGCAGACGTTCTGATTATGGTCTATAGAGAGGAAAGACATGTACCAATATTTAACCTATCCACGGGATGGATATGATGAGGGTTCTTTGAAGAAAGACCTGATTTACAAATTGATAACGATACATAACACTGAAAGCTCACGCTTGAAGAATTTAAAAAGCTACTACATGGGTGATCATGCTATTTTAAATCACAAGAGACGCAACGTGAACGCACCGAATTACAAGACGGTAGCTAATCATGCCAAGGATATCGCAGACACGGCTACAGGCTATTTTATGGGCAATCCTATTAAGTATAACAATACTGCTGACAGTGATATCGATGAACTACTTACAGCCTTTGATGGTGCTGAGATTGACCAAGTAGATGCTCAGAATGCTTTGAACATGGCTATCTATGGTCGTGCTTACGAGTACATCTATGCTAAAGAGGGTATGACTGAGTTGGATTCAACTAGTATTGATCCAGAAAATACCTTCATGGTCTACGATGATAGTATTGAGCGGAAGCCTTTGTTTGCGGTCTATTACTATGAAGTAAAAGACGATACGAAAGACACTACCAAGTACCAGGCTGAGGTCTTTACCGAAAATCTGCACTATCACATGGTGCTGAGAAGTACAGATTCAGGAACAACTCAGAATGAGCAGGTAACCCCTCACAACCTTGGGCAAATCCCAATTATCGAATATCGCAACAATCACTTTGCGATCGGTGACTATGAGCAACAAATTAGCTTGATAGACGCTTATAATTCCTTGATGGGGAATCGTGTCAATGATAAGGAACAGGCTGTAGAGTCTATCCTTGTCTTGTATGGCACGCAGTTAGCAGACACTCCAGAAGACGCTAAGGTAGCGATGAAGATTCTTTCTGAAGAAGGTCTTTTGGAATTACCGGGCGATAGTGCAAGAGCTGAGTTCTTGAAGAACACGTTGGACGAAAGTGCTACTGAAATCTTGCGTACAGCTCTTAAAGAGGACATCTACACATTTAGCCATGTGCCTAATTTGACTGATGAGAATTTCGCAGGGAATACATCAGGCGTAGCCATGGAATTTAAGCTGATGGGCCTTGAGATGATTACTAAGACCAAGGAAGCGAACTATAAGCGAGGATTGCGTCAGCGTATTGCGATTTTTGCTCATTACTTGGGTATGAAACAGATTGCACTAGAGTCTCATTCAATCGTTCCACAATTCAGTCGTGGTTTGCCTAAGAACTTGTTAGAAATCTCTCAGATCGTGAACAACCTTGAAGGTAAAGTGACGAATAGACAGCTTATTTCTCTCTTGCCGTTTGTGGAAGACCCTGACGCTGAACTGGAAGCCTTGGAAGAAGAAAAAAAGAAGAACATGGAAGACATGCCGATGTTCAACAAAGACAACACGAAACCCGAAGACGAGGTAGAGGATGAAGAATCAGGAGTATTGGGCGAAGAGGAAAGCCAATCTGATTTACCAGCAGATGGACAAGGCCGAAAAGCAGGCAGACCAGTTCGATAAGGTCTATCAGGAAGCCAAGACTTACTTGGATAAGGAAGTCAATAAGATTTTTGATAAGTTCCAACGTGATTATGGTCTAAGTCAGGTAGAAGCTAGACAAGTCTTGAAGAACATGAAAGACAAGAAAAATCTGAATGAACTTCGTAAAGTGCTTGAAGCAAGACCGAATGATCCAAATATTCAAAGACTACTGGCTGACTTAGATAGTCCGGCTTATTCTTTCCGTATGAAGCGTCTAGAACGTTTGAGTGATGATTTAGACCGTATGCGTGAATCTATCTATCATTCAGAAAAGACAGGCTCAGACGCCTTTTATAGCGACCTGATGAAGGATAGTTACTACAAGGCTACCTTTGACCTGCAGCAGCAGACAGGACTAGCATACGGCTTTTCTGGGCTTCCTGAGAGCGAGATTAAACATCTACAGTCTTTCAGTTGGGTAGGTGACGGAAGTACCTACTCTACAGACATCTGGAAGAATACGGGGAAGCTTACTTCTAGCATAAAAGATGAACTACTTATGAGCCTCATGACAGGCCGAGATACACGAGAAACTGCACAAGCAATTGCTGAGAGGTTCAATGTAGGTCAGAATGATGCAAGGCGTTTGGTTCGGACGGAATCAGCCTTTTTTCATAACCAAATGGAACTACTCAGCTATGAAGAAGCAGACATAGAAAAGTATATCTTTGTGGCCGTCTTAGACAAGCGCACATCACGCATTTGTCAAGAACATGACAATCAGGTCTATGATAGGGATAAGGCTGTCCCTGGTGTCAATTGTCCACCTATGCACCCTTGGTGTAGGTCTACTACTGTCGCATACGACGAGGACGCAGACTACAGCAAGTTGAAGCGCAGAGCAAGGAATCCAGTGACAGGTAAAGTTGAGTACGTGCCTGCTGATATGACTTATAAAGAGTGGTATAGCAAGTATGTGGATGGCAATAGAGAGTCTATTAAACGTAAAGCGTTTGATAAAACTATTAAAGATGGTATAATAGTAAGTGTATCAGGGACTACAATTGGACACACTCCGCCTGGCAAAATAGGTTTGCCTAATAGTGTAGTTCAGCATAATGCTACAAACGGAGATGTCCTTGGTAGAACTTACTATGATGCTAGAGGTTTTAAAACGAAGGATGTTCATTTTACAAACCATAAACAACCGGCACGTCATCCTTATGGAAAAATCGGAGAACATGCTCATGATTTTGTATTTGATGATGAAGGTAAGTTCGTTAGTAGGAGTACTAGGGAATTAACAGACGATGAAAGAAAGGAGAATCAAGATATATTATGGCGATATTAGATGATTTACAAGCGTTATATGATAATGGATGGGACGCTTCTTTTAATTTTAATGGTCAAGTATGTGGCATTTTCCCTAATTCTATTTATGATATTGTTGTTATTATTGCGGACGACGAATATAGAGCATCTTCTTTTGACGATTTGATTTCTTTACAGATTGAAGGGAAAACTTTACCGGAAATCATGAACGAAGTTGAAGTACAATATGGCTAAAGCACCTAGAGAAATCTAAGTGCTTTTTTCGTACCCAGAAAGGATTGAGGAATGAAATACCGTAAAAAACCAGTAGTGGTCGAGGCTGTGCAGTGGAACGGCAATAACCATAAAGAGGTAATTGACTTTGCAGAAAATAAGATTTGGTTTGATGCACTTGGGAATATATGGATTGCTACACTTGAAGGTGATATGGTAGCTAAAAAAGGGGATTATATTATCAAAGGCGTGCAAGGAGAATATTATCCATGCAAGCCGGATATTTTTGCAGAAACATACGAAAAAACGGAGGAATAAAATGTTAGAAAAAGCAAAACAATTGGCATCGCAAGAATTTTCACGCTTATCAGGTCGTGAAATCAAAGCAGAAGACTGCTTTGTAGTTTGGTTTAGCAAGACCCTGCAAAACTGGAAAGCTCTTGTTAGTACGAACGCAATTACATCAAGCGAACCTTGTGGAAATTATGCAGAAATCACGCATAACGGAGACAAGAAAGAGACTTATGTGGATGTTTACGCCAAGGTTTCAAATCGTGCCATTAAAGATTAGGAGGTGATCCAACATCTTGACTTGCAGGAATAGACTGCTATAAATTACTGTAAATTGCTATAAACCGCATCGAAATCGAGGCGGTTTTCTTATGCCCTAACCGTATGGAATCCCGTACGGTTTTTATATTGTCCAAACTGTGCCGATGACATTAAAAGCTGCACTGTTCCGTCGCCGGACGTAAAGCGAGATTATCGAGTGGCGACGTAATCGCTGGAGGACAATTATGTCAGAAGAAATCAATGCAACTGTATCTATTGAATCAACTGAGACTGTCGACACTCAAGGAAATGTTGATTCAGTGCAGGAAGAAAAGCACGAACGAACTTTCACTCGTGCTGAAATCGGTAAGATGCTATCTGCCGAGCGCTCTAAATGGGAAGCTGAGCAAGAAGCCAAGGAAAACGAAGCTAAGAAGCTTGCTAAGATGAACGCTGATGAAAAACAGAAATATCAGTTGGATCAGCGTGAGCAAGAACTAGCTGACCGTGAAAAGGCTATTGCTCGTAAGGAATTGACCGCAGAGGCTAAAGCAATGCTAAGTGAACGTGACTTACCTGTTGAGTTAGTAAATGTAGTCGATTTGACAAACGCAGAGACGGTATCTGAATCTATCACCTCTATCCAAAAAGCATGGGAAGAGTCAGTTCAGAAGGGAGTCTCTGAACGTATGAAAGGTAGTGCACCTATCAAAAATGCACAAACAGTCCAGCAAGAAGTCACGGAAAAATGGCGTAAAGACTTCTTGTAATAAAAGAAAAGAGGAAAAATAAATGGCATTTGAAGAATTAAACACAGCAGAATCACGCAAGAAACATCTTGGGATTATTGAGGATGTACTTGCAGTAAATTCATATTCAACACCACTTGTGACATCAAGCGATGCAGTAACCTTGCAAGGTCGCTCTTTTACAGTAGCAACTGGTAACACAACAGAGTTGAAAGACTACAAACGTAACAAAGACAACGAATTTGATCACGTTGAAGTTGAAGAAAAGGTTTATACCCTTGATGAAGAAAAATACTGGGGTCGTTTCGTAGATCAATTGGACGAACGTGACTCTAATGGTCAAGTGAATATCAATTATGTTATTGCCCGTCAAGCGGCAGAAGTAGTAGCTCCATATCTTGATGAACTACGTTTTAGTGCAGCGCTTGGTAATGTTAGCGACAACGTTACTATGGGCAAAGAAGCAGGAGCGAACAACGCATACAACGCAATTCTTGATGTTTCTGAGAAACTTGATGAGCTTGGAATTACAAAAGAGCGCTTGCTTTTTGTAACACCTAAATTCTACAAAGCGATCAAGTCTGAAATCGTTCGTCTACCACATGGTGACGCAGATAAGAAAGTCCTTGGAAAAGGATATGTTGGTGAATTGGATGATTACACAGTCTATAAAGTTCCTTCTAAATTCTTGAAAGGTGTTAATGCCCTTGCTACTGCTCCAGGTGTTGTTACATCTCCAGTACAAGTAGACAATACTAAGTACAACGATAACATTCCAGGTCGATTTGGTGAATTGGTAGAGCAATTACTTTACACTGGTGCATTTGTGCTTGAACACTTCAAAAAATACATCATCACAATTGCAGATTCTAAGCCTGCTGCTAAAAAATCAGCCCAAGGCAAGACAGTGAACCGTGCTAAAGCGTGGAAGACTGGAACAGCCTATAAAGAAGGTGATACAGTAACGCATGAAGATAAAGTCTATGTTGCTATCAAAGACATCACTAGCTCAACCAATGCACCAGGCTCTGACTCAGCTAACTGGAAAGAAAAAACTGGTAAGAAATAGGTCTTAGTTATGAAATTTAAAATCAAACAAGATTTCTATGATTGGGAATCAAATGTGAAACGACTGGCAGGAGAGGAACTTGAGATTACTGAGGAGCGCTATGCTGAGCTGGCTGACAATATTGCCAGCAACGGTGTCGCTATCTCAGATGTTCTTGAGAAAATCCTCCCTGAACCTGAGTTCTTAGAAGAGGATTGATATGTCTATAGAGTTGCTGAAGAAATTAACAGGCGAAGAAGATACTCAGCTTCTCATGTTGTTCCAAACAAGGGCTACAAATCTTATCTTGTCAGAGACTAATCGCACATCTTTGACACCTGCTTTAAGTCTTTTAATACCTGAGGTTGCTATCGAGCTCCACAACCGCTCAGGAGCGGAAGGAGAGCGTTCTAGAACCGAAGGTGGTATAGCAGTAGTCTACGGAGAAAATGGCCTGTCTACGGGTCTTCTACAGCGAATACGCATGCACAGGCTAGCAAGGGTGGCAGGTCATGTTTTTGAAGCAGAGTAGACTGAAACCTTATCCAATGCGACGGTTTGAAAAGACTGTCACTGAGGAAGGTGTCGCGAAAGAAGGGTATGCCAAGGAAGCTGAGACAGTCCGCCTTGAATTGTGGCCAGCTAGTAGCAAGTTACAATCTGAATTGTATGGCGAGCGTGTCAATGATATTTTGAACGCAAATGCCAACAAGTCAGCTACTATCAAAGTGAAAGATGGTGTGTGTATCGATAGCCAGACAGAAGTGACTCACAGGGTTATTTCTAAAAAGGTCTACACACATCATCAAGTTTTGGAGTTAGAGCGTGTCAGGGCTACTAGGGGCAGATAGGCTTATAGCTAAATGTAGACGATTGGCTAGTAAAAAAACTGGCGAGGATATCGTCTTACGTGCGGTACACAATGCTACTATAAAGGTTGTCCAAGCAGATGCAAGAAGACTCGCACCAGCGAGAGATGGAGAGCTTATAATTAGTATCAAAACTAGAGCAAAAATGGACGGAGATAAGGCTATAGGCGAAGTTTACACCAACCTTAAATACGCTCCTTACGTTGAGTTTGGAACAGGACCAATAGGACAAGCTAACCATTCGGGTATCTCTCCAGAGGTCAGCGTGACTTACAAGTCTAATCCTTGGTATGTGCATGAAGACCAAATAAATGTAGGACCGTACCACTTTCAAAAGATTGGGGAGTTCTACAAGATGTATGGTCAACCTGCCCAGCCTTATCTTTATCCAGCTTTGAGAGACAATCAAGAGCGTGTGTCTAAGAATATTTCGAATTATGTCCGTAGAAAGATAAGAGAACAAATAAAATGATTAATATCAAGCCTGTTATTTATAAAGAATTGCAAAAGGTTGCAGATAATGTGACCGATACTTATCCTAGCGATTGGGAGACTTTCCCAGTCGTTATTTTTTTAGAAGAACAAAACAAGCCGGGTGATTGGTTTGATGACCAGGAACAAAAATCATCTATCCGCTATAAGGTGGATATCTTTGATGATACCAGCACTAGTGAGTTAGCTGTTAAAATCAATCAGATTTTTGAGTCTTTAGGTTTGCGAAGAACTGACTGCCAAGACGTGCCAGACCCGTCTCATTTGAGACATAAGGTCATGCGTTTTGAAGGTGTCGTTGATTTAGACTCAGAGCTTGTTTTTCAATTTAGAATGGAGAATTAAACATGTTAGCAAATGGAATTAAATTGGCCTTTAGTGAAACGAAAGGCAATTATCAGAATCTTGTAGGGCTTAAGGAAGTACCTGAATTTGGTATCGAGCCCGAAAAAGTAGAAAATACTACTCTTGCAGATACGGTGAAGAAGTACGAGTTTGGTATCGGGGACGCAGGAGAACTTGAGTACAAGTTCGCTTATAATAATTCAAGCGCAACAGCTCCTTACCGTGTATTACGTAAGGCAGCAGATGGCAAGAAAAAACTCTACTTTGAACAAACCTACCCAGACGGTACTAAGGTCACTTTTGAAGGTCAAGTATCCGTTAAACTGGGCGGTGGCGGCGTTAATGCCGTTATCGAGTTCACACTTAAGATTGCATTGCAGTCTGAATTGACATTCGTTGATGGAATTGGAGGTTAATTAAATGGCGTTAAAATACACAACTTGGAAAGTTACTGACGAAAAAGAGTTGAAGCTACGTTTGACATCTCATCAAGCTGCAACTGTGGAAGAAAAAATCGGCATGAACTTGTTAAAGATTTTCATGCCTGAAGCTGGCGAAGAGTTCACTTTACCGCCTTTGAAAGTTATGCTGTTGTTAGTTCATGGAGCCTTGCAGCAGTATGAACATGGGTATTCCTTTGAAGATGTCTACGACCTATACGATGAATACGTGGATAACGGCGGAGACCAAACGACATTCATGACAGAGGTGTTGATGCCGCTATTTGAAGTATCGGGTTTTACTCCACGAGGAAGCAAGGACAAGAAAACTTCCAAGAAGAAAATGACAGTAGTCGAGTAATCTTAACGGTAACGCAGATTATTGAGAGGCTTTATCCTATGTTTTTAGACATCGGGGGCAAGCCTCTTGATTTTTGGGATTTAACGGTGCTTGAAATCAGGGAAATGATAGAAAGCTACAACCGTGTCAAAATCCAAGAGCGTAAAGAAAAGATTATTGACTCGTACATACTTTCGCGAATGATAACTAATCATGTTTCCTTATTACTGTCCAATGACGCTAAGATTGTTGAGCTTTGGGAATATGCGCCTGAGTTGTTTGTAGAAGAACAGCAAGCAGTAGAACAGGAACGACAGAGACAAGCGCTTTTGTTGCATAAGGAACGGATGCGTGATTTTGCAGAGAGACATAATCGAAAAAGGAAGGAGGAAGTAAATGGCAACTCTTGATGAATTGAAGGTCATGATTGACGCTGAGATAGCGCCTTTCAGGAAAAAGATGAAAGAAGTCGAGAATCAGGTCAAAGGAACATCTGACCAAGTGAAAAATGCCACTGCCAAAGTTCGTGAACAGTCGAACTCAATCGGTAGTGCGTTTGGTAAGCTGGCTAAGTTTGCTGGTTTTGCAATCCTTGGTAAGAAATTACTTGATGTTGGAATGTATTCAACGCAGACAGCTCTTGAAGTGTCAGCGTCTATGAACCAAATCAAGCGACAGATGGGCGAGAGTTCGCAATCTTTCTTGAAATGGGTTAACGATAACGCCAACGCTATGAATATGGGAGTGGGTGAGGCGACCAACTACGGTGCAGTCTATTCAAACTTATTTTCTGGATTTATCAAAGATACCAACAAGCTAAGCGCCTATACTGCTAAGATGTTGCAGACATCGGCAGTGGTTGCTGAAGGTTCAGGGCGCACGATTACAGACGTTATGGAGCGGATTCGCTCAGGTCTACTAGGGAACACCGAAGCAATTGAGGACCTAGGAATCAACGTCAATGTGGCTATGATTAAGTCCACTGAAGCTTTTAAGAAGTTCGCAAACGGACAAAGCTGGCAACAATTAGACTACCAAACCCAGCAACAAATCCGCCTTATGGCTATTCTGGAACAGGCTACAGCCAAGTATGGGAATACCTTGTCTAATTCTGTAAATGGTCGTATCAGCCTATTTAAGTCGCTGATGAAGGACGCAGCATTGAACCTTGGTAACTCTATGTTACCGATTATCAATGCCATTATGCCTGTCTTGAACTCTTTTGCTATGGTTTTGAAGAACGTTACTGCTAAACTCGCTGAGTTTATTGCTTTGATGTTCAACAAGAAAGCAACAGTGAAAGATGGTGTTGGTGGAGCAGTTGGAGACATGGGTAACGCCATGAAGGATGCTGCAGGCGGAGCAGGAGACCTTGCTGACGCAGTAGACGACGCTGGAGATTCAGCAGGAGGACTTGCTGACAATCTTGGAGACTCAGCCAAAAACGCTAAGAAAGCTGCTAAAGAGTTGCTAGGTCTTTTGGGATTTGATGAGATTAACATCTTGCAAAAACCAAAAGATGACGACGCAGGCGGTTCTGGAGGCGGTGGCAAAGGTGGTAAAGGAAAGGGAGGCGGTGGCGGACCTTTCAAAGACATCTTGCCAGAAGTCGAGTTGACTGACATGGACAACAAATTCAAGAGCATTTTTGATGGTCTTGGAGATAAGCTCAAAGGGTTGTTTGACCTCTTCAAGAAAGGTTTTGATGCAGCATTTAGACCAGAAGGTATAAAACGCATTAAGACTGCCTTAGACCAAATAGCTAAGACAATGGGAGAAATCGCCACTGACCCAAGGGTTGTGAATGCCTTTAACCGAATGGCTGAGAAAATTGCTTATGCTTTAGGGCAAGTGACAGGCTCAATAGCTACTATCGGGCTAGGTATCGGTGTTTTCCTTGCCGAAAGTATTGCAAATGGCCTTGGAAGGCAAAAAGAACGCATTACCAGGGCGCTAGTCGCTTTGTTTGATAATGTTGGTAACCTTTCCGAGGCAGTAGGAAACATAGCTCAGGACTTTTCTAGTGCTTTCTACGACGTCATTACCTCAACTGGTGCGGTTCGTATCGGTAGCGCTATTGTGTCAACTCTGTTGAGTTTGACATCTACCATTGTTGAAGTTGGTAGTAAATTAGCAGGAAGTTTGTTTAAAGGTTTTGAAAAAGTCGTTGTGACAAGCGCTCCTAAAATTTCATCAGTCTTCCAAAGTTTATTAGATACTGTTGCGCCTGTATTTGAGAGCATTGAAAGGTCTGTTAACAAATTTGGCGATGGCTTAAGTCGTGTTTATGATGAACATGTAGTCCCTGCTATTAACTCTATTGCTAATGCTTTTAATGGGCTAATTGACATTATTCAGATTCTCTGGGAGAATTCCTGGCAACCTTTTGCTGAGTTTTTATCAGGAGTATTCGGTGTTAGTATTGAAGGAATTTCAGATTTATTAGGAGGTGGCCTTTTAGCCACTTTGGGACTATTGGCGTATGCTATTAAGTTAGTGGCAGATGGTTTCACCGTTTTTTCTGACTGGTGTAAAGAAAACAAAGAACCTATCGTAGCTTTGATAACAACTTGGCAAACGATTAATTTCTTATCATGGGCAGAACAAGCTGGAGGACTTGCAGGAGCATTCAGCTTGTTAGGTAGTAAGGTCTCTTTGATTGTTGGAGGAATTAAGAATCTAGGTCTTGCTATTAAAGCATTGACATTTGATAAGTTGGTCAGTTTTGCTGAAACAATCTATTTGAACACCTTATATGCAAAAGATTTTGTGGTCAATTCAGGTAAAACAATTGCACAGCTAGGAAAAACTGCTTTAGAACTTGGTAAATCAGCTCTAGCATGGACTGCTCATGCAGCGAAAATGGGATTAGCAACCGCGGCGGAATTTGCACATTCTGTTGCAGCAGGAGTCGCTACAGCTGCAACATGGGCTTTTAATGCAGCGTTAGCAGTTTTGACAAGTCCAATAACATGGATTATTGCAGCAATCGCAGCCTTAATTGCTATCGGTGTTTTGCTCTACCAAAATTGGGACACTGTTGTTGAGTTTGCTAAAACTGCATGGCAAGGACTATGTGATTTTATCAGTGGTATTTGTCAAGCGATTGGCGAATTTTTCAGCGGTCTATGGACGAAACTACAAGAAATCTTTGAGCCGATAGGTCAATGGTTTGGCGAGAAATTCCAGCAAGCATGGGACGCCATTGTAAACATATTCTCTGGCATCGGAGAGTGGTTCTCTGGTGTATTCCAAGGTGCATGGGACGCTATCGTTAATATCTTCACACCAATCGGCTCATGGTTCGGACAACGTTGGGCAGATGTGACTAGTGCGTTGGCTAATATCGGGGCATGGTTTACTGACATGTTCCAAAAAGCATGGACTGGCTTAACAAACATCTTTAGCAAACTAGGTTCTTGGTTTGGTGAGAGGTGGAACGATGTTACAAGTGTTCTTGCGAATGTATCTTCTTGGTTTGGGAATATGTTTACTAGTGCTTATAATGCAGTCAAGAACGCGTTTAGTTCAATTGGTGGCTTCTTCAGCGGTGTATGGTCAACGGTTCAAAGCATATTTGTCAATGCTGGACAAAAGGTTGGTAGCGCTGTAGGTGGGGCTTTCAGAAGTGCAGTCAATGGTGTTCTTGGGACTATTGAAAATGTAGTCAATGGCTTCATCGGCATGATCAATGGTGTTATTGGCATGATTAACAAAATACCTGGAGTATCCCTTGGTGGTATTGGATATGTGAGCCTACCTCGTCTTGCCCGTGGTGGTATCGTCGATAGCCCAACAATCGCCATGATTGGTGAAGCTGGTAAAGAGGCGGTCGTACCACTTGAAAATACAGGATTTATCCAAACACTTGGACGAGTAGTCAGCAGTGCGGTAGTAAATGCCATGGCTGGTGTTAGTCCACAAGGTGGATTCTCTGGCGACGGCGACATCGTTATCCAAATCGCAGGCCATGAGTTCGGACGGGTAGCTATCCAAGAAATCAACAAGGAACATGAACGAGCAGGTCAAACCTTGCTCAAGATTTAGGAGGTTAAATGGCACAATTGACAATCAATGGGGTGGCTGTGAAGCCTCCCAAATCTTTTCAAGTCGGTATTCAAGATATCGATGGAGAGACAGGGCGTAATGCCAATGGCGACATGGTGCGTGACCGTATCACGACCAAACGCAAACTAGACTGTGAATGGGGTATGATGACTCAGGGAGAAATAAGTCAGCTTTTACATGCTGTATCATCTGAATTTTTTGAGGTATCTTATCCAGACCCCATGGATGGCCAAGTCACAAAGACTTTCTATGTCGGTGCTAGGACAGCTCCTAGCTATACCTTTACTGAGAAGTTTAAACCTTGGTCTGGCGCTAAATTTAATCTGGTAGAGAGGTAAGAAAATGGACGCTTTAACTAGACGACAATTTGACAGATCTATGTTTGCCAAGGAAAGGACGCTGGCTATTCGTGTTGGTGAATATGCTTCACGGGATATCAAAGAGGCTAGTTTTGAGTATGGCTACATCAAGGGCGATACTTATAAGCCTGGTGGAACCTGCGCTGGTAGCGGTAAAATTACCTTTACCAGTATCATTACCACGTTCAATAAGCTGGATACCCTGCACCCTGAGATTGGTCTACTGGTTGGGGATACCTACCAGTGGGTCAAGATGGGGGAATACTTCATCAACGATATTGAGATTGACCGAAACCGAAACACTACCACGCTTGAACTTATGGACGGTATGTTTAAGCTCAATCGTGAGTACGTGACGGACTTGCATTTCCCAGCTGAAGTACGAGAGGTTATTCAGGAAATCTGCCTGAAAACAGGCATTGAGTTAGCGAATGACTATTTCGGAATCAGCGCGATGCGTTATCATATTGAGCAAGTTCCTGAGGGCAAGAAACTTTCCTTTAGGGATATGCTGAGCGCTATGACTCAGATGATTGGGATGTCTTGTTTCTTCAACAGAGAAGGCAAGATGGAAATCCGTGATTTGACTGAGTCCAATATCACGATCAACGCTGACAGTTACTTCTTGCATGGCTTGACCAAGAGTGAGATTGAGTATCAGATAGCTGGTATCACTTGTAAGACGGACAAGAAGTCTCTGACGGTCGGTATGAAGACGGGCCGGTCTTTGGAACTGGACAATGTCTTCATGACCCAGAGCGCTTTAAATGACCTGTATTACAAACTGAAAAACCTAACTTACTATCCGTATAATCTCAACTACCAAGGGCATTTACTGCTTGAGGTCGGGCAGTGGGTAACCATTCAGACCAATAAGAAAGAGACCTTTAAAGTTCCTGTGTTAAGTCAGAGCTTTACTTTTAAAGGTGGTCTGAGAGGGCGTATCAGCGCAGATAGTAAGGCTGGAAACGATACTCAGTATTCTTACGAGGGTACGATTACCAAGCATATTAAGCAACAAGGTGGCATTGAAGCGAAAATCCAAGCGCAGATTGAAGCAACAGATAAAGATTTTGACCAAAAGGTCGACAAAATCAAAAAAGACTTTAACGATCAAGTAGAACTTGCCAAGGCCAAGGCGGAAGAAGTCAAGAGAGAACTGTCTGACACTATCAATCAGCGATTTAATAGCTTTGACAACGGGCCATTGAAAGAAACTAAGCGCAAGGCTGAGGAAGCTTTGCGAAATGCTGGCGCAAGTACCCTGCTTGCACAGGAAGCTAAGCGGATTGGGCTGGATTCTGTCGCTAGACTTGAAGCGTTTAAGTCGCAGACTACGAGCGCACAAACGGCTCTGTCGGGTGACTTGGACGCTCTGAAACGGACTATCGCGAATGATATTCGACCGAAGCAAGCACAGGCTGAAGCTGAGATTGCCAAGCAAGTTGAAGCACTTAGCCGGACTAAAAATGAACTGGATGGCGCAAGTACCCTGCTTGCACAGGAAGCTAAGCGGATTGAGCTGGATTCTGTTGCTAGACTTGAAGCGTTTAAGTCGCAGACTACGAGCGCACAAACGGCTCTGTCGGGTGACTTGGATGTTCTAAAACAAACTATCGCAAACGATATTCGACCGAAGCAAGCACAGGCTGAAGCTGAGATTGCCAAGCAAGTTGAAGCACTTAGCCGGACTAAAAATGAACTGGCTGGCGTGAAGTCAGCGCAAGCGACGTATGAGGAGACGACGACTCGTAGACTGTCAGAACTGACCAACTTGGCCAATGGTAAAGCCAGCAAGTCAGAACTCACGCAGACAGCTGAGGAGCTAGCTAGTCGGATTGCGAGTGTGCAGGTCGGGGGTAGGAATTATATCCGGGGTACAAAGCGCATGATGCTAGCCAGAGGATTGTGGGCATCAGGTACTTTTAGACCGTCAGGCGCTGGGACGGCAAAGACGATTGATGTATCAGACAGTCCAGCAACTGGCTTTGATAAAGCGATACGATTGACCTCAAGCAATGCTAGAGACCAAATAGGTATTGCTCAAGATGGATTTTATATCTCGCAAGGCACATACACGATGTCTTGTTGGGTCAAAGGCAGAAGAGGTCAAAAGGTCAAGCTACAAACTTATTGGCAAGTCAATGATAATTCGGGTATTTCGCCCATCTTTACATTAAAGGATGAAAATTGGACAAAGCTATCGTTTACTAGCGCTAGAAATAGGGCTGGAGTCGCATCAATTGGCTATGTGTATCTCGTAAATGCTGAGGTCGGAGAATATTTAGATGTTCTTGCGCCCCAGCTGGAAGACGGAAGTTTGGCAACAAGCTCAAAAGAAGCTCCTGAAGATATAGAAGGTCAGATTTCAACAGTAGAATCGACCTTTAAACAACGAGCCAACTCGCTCGAAGCTGGTGTGAATCGTCTGACTGAAGGCCTTAGAACTAAAGCCGATATCAGCTCACTCAACGTGACTGCTGAAAATATTAGGCAGTCGGTGAAGAGTCTTGAGACAGACACGCAGAACAAGCTAAATCAGAAGTTGAGTCAGGCTGAATTTGAGGTGCGAGCTGGCTCTATCCGTCAGGAAATCCTGAACGCAACCAAGGATAAAGCCAGCAAGTCAGAACTCACGCAGACAGCTGAGGAGCTGGCTAGTCGGATTGCGAGTGTGCAGGCATCCGGTCGAAATCTATTCTTGAACTCACTATTCAAGCAGGATATTTCAAAAACAGGAATTTGGACAACGAGTACATATACGGCTGCTATCGATAGCGAAAGTAAGTATCTTGGACACAAGGCTCTTAAAATTATAGGTCTGAATCCATCTGGCCGTGATGGAGGTAATCCCAAGGTTACTTATCCAGCTCTGGGTCAATTCGGGAAAGTAATTCCCGGAAGTACGACTAATCAAGATGTAACCATTAGTTTTTATGCTAAGGCAAATAAAAATGGAATAATGCTAAGATCTCGATTAGGGAATATCGGATATAAAACTGGAAATGTGACATTGTCGACAGAAATTAAGCGATATGTTGTCCATATTCCAAAAGGTTGGACAAACGAATCCAAGCAGACCACAAATGAATGGTTGTTCAATTTCAACCAGGAAGGAACCGTTTGGATTTGGATGCCGAAGTTTGAAATAAGCGATGTAGATACTTCTTATTCAGAAGCTCCTGAAGATATAGAAGGTCAGATTTCAACAGTTGAATCCAACTTTAAACAGCGTGCTGATTCACTCGAAGCTGGTGTAAGCCGTCTGACTGAAGGGCTTAGAACTAAAGCCGATATCAGCGCACTCAATGTGACTGCTGAGAATATTAGGCAATCTGTGAAGAGTCTTGAGACAGACACGCAGAACAAGCTAAATCAGAAGTTGAGTCAGGCTGAATTTGAGGTGCGAGCCGGCTCTATCCGTCAGGAAATCCTGAACGCAACCAAGGATAAAGCAGATAAGACTTTAGTTGTATCTGAAGCCGGGAAATTGCGTGAAGAATTTTCAAAAATGAAGGTGGGAGGCCGGAATCTATGGATAAAATCCAAGACGGTTGGAGCTGTAATTGAAAAATTACCTGAAAACCACGTCACAGGTCAAAAAGAATGCTATAGGCTAGAGAACAACTCTACTTTAATGTTCAACATTGAACCAGATTTCAGCTCAAGGTTGTATCAAAAAGTTACTTTTAGCGCTTGGATCAAGTACGAAAATGTAGTCCAAGGTCGAAACTTTTGGAATGTATTTAATTGCTTCAAACATTATCTTTTTAGAAAAAATAGTGAGACCGGAGTACAGAGTGGTCCAGATTATGCTACGCTTGGTATGTATAAAGGTTCGGCAGATTGGAAATATATTACATTCACTTATGACTACTCTGAAAAAACAAATTTTGATCAATTGAAGACATCATTGCGATTCAATCTTGAAGGTGCTACAAGCGGTACAGCTTGGGTAACAGGAATCAAGGTTGAAATTGGTAGTGTGGCGACGGACTGGTCACCAGCACCAGAAGACGGAGAAAATGAGCTTTTAGTCGCTAAAACCGAGTTCAAGAGGACAGCTGATGGCCTATCTACTAAGATGGCAGCAGTTGAGAGCTATGTTGGTCAAGACGGTCAGCGACAGGAAGCCCTACAGCGCTATACTCGTGAGGAGAGCGCGAGACAAGCGACAGCAGTCCGTGAGCTGGTCAATCGTGATTTCGTTGGTAAGGCTACTTATCAAGAAGATGTTAAGGGTATCAATCAGAGGATTGAAGCTGTTAAAACTAGTGCGAATAAAGACATCGCTAGTCAAATCGCTAGCTATCGTCAATCTGTAGATGGTAAGTTCACGGATATTTCAAGTCAGATAACTACTTATAAGCAAGATGTGGGCGGTCAAATCAGTGGTCTATCAAATAGACTTACAAGCAGTGAGCAAGGAGCCACTACTCAGATTTCAAATATTTCAAATCGGATAAACAGTAATAAACAAGGCACAGATAATCAGATTTCAAATTTAAAGACTCAGGTCGCTACAAACAAGGATAATGCTGAACGACAAATGGGTAGAATATCTGATCAGGTTTCTGCAAACAAAGCGAATGCTGATAGTCAATTTGCGAATGTGACCAATCAACTAGCGCGAAAAGTAGAGACTACTGACTTCCAGCGTGTTAAGGAAACCAGTAAACTTTACGAGCGGATTTTGGGCAATACTGAAAATGGAATTGCGGATAAGGTTGCTCGCATGGCTCTGACCAATCAACTGTTTCAGGTTGAGGTTGGGAAATATAGTGTAAGCGGCCCTAACCTCATTAAGAATAGTGATTTTAAAAATGCTACGAATGAATGGGGCTCAACTCAAAATTTAGGAAGATTGGTTAAGCATAGCTTTTATCACAACGGGCAGAAAGACCTTATGCGTTTAAGTAATGCAACTAAAAACGAAAACTTTTTGTATAGTCACCGTTTTAATCTTGAACGAAATACTGACTATGTACTGAATTTTAGAGGATTTAACAACAGTGCTCTCGCAAGCTATGATGTTTATATTTTGGGACGAAGAGCAGGCGAGAGCGATGGATTCACAATCGTTAAGAAAGTTGTTAGCAGCAAGAAACTATCTACCTCTAGATGCGAAGATGTCTCAGTAACTTTTAATTCCGGAGAAATGGATAATGCTTACATTCGTTTTGATAACAATGGCTCATCATCAGGAACAGCTGATTTGTATATTACAGAAGTTGACTTGTACAAAGGTTATAAACCTAGAACATGGCAACCACATCCAGAAGATGTGGTCGCAGATGCGAATAAGAAGCTTGAAGCCACGCAAACAAAAATGACTCTACTAACTGGCTCATGGGCAGTTCAAAACATCAACTCGGCTGGAGATATCATCTCTGGAATCAATCTTGGCGCCAATGGACATAACCGCTTTGTTGGGAAATTGACCCACATCACTGGAGAGACCCTGATTGACAGAGCAGTCATCAAGTCTGCCATGGTTGATAAGCTGAAAACGGGCAATTTTGAAGCTGGTTCGGTCACGACTACGATATTAGACGCTGAAGCGGTAACTGCTGAGAAGTTGAAAGTTGACAATGCGCTTATTAGAAAATTAACTGCAAATGATGCTTTTATTGACCAACTGATATCTGAACGTATCTTCTCTATTAAGGTTGAGTCCGTCATTTCTAGCTCAACCTTCCTAGAAGCCTATCAAGGCCGAATCGGTGGATTCACACTTGGTCAATTTGACCAGGGTGGCGGTCGCTGGATTTCAGGTGTCAATCAGTTCTCTGTTGGTATGGGGAATGGTGCCGGGTATGGAGTCCGGACAGCCTTCTGGGCGAACTGGGGAAATAATTGGAACTATGCCGGACCTAAAGCATGGAACGTCAATACTGATGGGAAAATGTACTGTAGGAATGAAGTCGGTTTTTATGATCAAGTGGATTTTTCGAATTCATCGAGAGCAAACTTCTATGGGAATACTACTTTTTCTCGTTCTCCTGTGTTTTCAAATGGTATCGAACTTGGAAGTAAAGATGTGCTTGGTGATGGCTGGAATCCCAAAGGAGGAAGGAATGCGGTTGTTTGGTGGAATCAGGTCGGTAGCGGTAGCGTGAAGTATTGGATGGAACAAAAATCAGACAGACGCTTAAAAGAGAACATCACAGATACAGCTGTGAAAGCCTTGGATAAAATCAACAGATTAAGAATGGTTGCATTTGATTTCATCGAAAATAAGAAACATGAGGAGATTGGTCTAATAGCTCAAGAGGCTGAAACCATCGTTCCAAAAATTGTCTCACGAGATCCTGAGAATCCAGATGGCTATCTGCATATCGACTATACCGCTTTAGTTCCTTACTTAATCAAGGCTATTCAAGAATTAAATCAAAAAATAGAAAAAATGGAGAAAACAATAGCATGAATAACAACATGTTGACCAATATCGCACTTAAAGCAATTCAGGAGTTTGCTCTTGAAAATAGAAAACGAACACACAGATTGGAGAACTTAGAAAATGAACACAGAACAGCTTAACCAAGCCTTACAAATGACAATTCGTGAAATGTCAACAACTTCAACAGATTCGATGATTACAAGTAATATCTTGAGTATTCAGTTGAATGAGCAAAGGGAAGAGAATCAAAGACTTCAAGCACGAGTGGATGAGCTGGAAGCTCTGCTTGATGAACAAACTAAACCAGCAGACAAAGGAGAATAGACATGGCAGAAACAATTCAAAACACAGATAACTTACTAGACCTTACAAAAATCACAGAACCATTTGATCTTGCGAGCGCTTTGCGCTACATGAAAGAAAATGGAGAGTTCATTCGTTGCAAGAATGTAAGCGATGACTTCTATATGTATCGTGATGTTCAAAAACGTCCTGTGATCGTAAATGGCCGTCGCCAATTAAAGGATGTTGAAACCGTTTGGGCGTTCAACCAGTGGGGTGGTACAATCGCAACAATCAACGTAGCCGTTCTGTTGAATCATGAATTCTATATCATGAAATTTGATGCAGAGGGCAATCCTGACTGGACGGATCCAACGGTAAAACCTAAAGAATAGGAGGTGTGTATGCCAATTGAAGAAGCTGAAAAAATCGCTCAAAGTCAGGTAGCTTGGGCGATTTTGTTTATCTTGCTTTTCTTTATTATCATTCGATATCTTATCAAGACTTCGGACAAGCGAGAGAAGAAGATTATGGATTTGCACGAGCAATCAAAGGCCGACTCTAATAGACGAGAAGAGCGTTTGATGACTCACCTAGAAAAGACCACTACAGAATTAACCACAATCACTCACGCGGTCGGAGACATTCAAAAAGAAATGGTTCGCATGAACGACCGCATGGAAGAAATCGAAAAAGGAGAATAACAAATGCAACAAATTACTGAAATCATTACTAATGGAGCAATCAGCATCCTAGTCGTTTTGGCAGGGGTTGTAGTTAGGGCAGTCAAGGACTACCTGGTTCAAAAAGGTGGAGAAAAGACCATCAAGATTGTTGAAATCTTGGCCAAAAATGCAGTAAATGCCGTGGAGCAGGTAGCTGCTGAAACTGGCTACAAGGGAGATGAAAAACTGGCACAGGCTCGCGCTAAAATTCGTGCTGAGCTTACAAAATACAATATTAGCATGACTGACAAAGACTTAGACACCTTCGTAGAGTCAGCAGTGAAACAGATGAACGACGCTTGGAAAGGACAAGAGTAATGGATATCGATACAAGCAGACTACGAACAGGCTTGCCCCAGGTTGGGGTGCAGCCTTATCGACAAGTACATGCCCACTCAACAGGCAACCGTAACTCAACCGCTCAAAATGAAGCGGACTACCACTACAGAAAGAACCCTGAGCTTGGGTTCTTCTCTCATGTGGTTGGAAATGGTCGTGTCCTGCAGGTCGGACCTGTAAACAACGGAAGTTGGGATGTTGGGGGCGGTTGGAATGCTGAGAGTTATGCAGCGGTTGAACTGATTGAAAGCCATTCAACTAAGGAAGAGTTTATGGCTGACTATCGCCTCTATATCGAATTGCTACGCAATCTAGCGGACGAAGCAGGTTTGCCGAAAACGCTTGATACAGGGAGTTTAGCTGGAATTAAAACGCACGAGTATTGCACGAATAACCAACCAAACAACCACTCAGACCATGTGGATCCATACCCTTACTTGGCAAAATGGGGCATTAGCCGTGAGCAGTTTAAGCATGATATTGAGAACGGCTTGACGATTGAAACAGGCTGGCAGAAGAATGACACTGGCTACTGGTACGTACACTCAGACGGCTCTTATCCAAAAGACAAGTTTGAGAAGGTCAACGGCACTTGGTATTACTTCGACGGCTCAGGCTATATGCTTTCAGACCGCTGGAAGAAGCACACAGACGGTAATTGGTACTACTTTGACCAATCAGGCGAAATGGCTACAGGCTGGAAGAAAATCGCTGATAAGTGGTACTATTTCAGCGAAGAAGGTGCCATGAAGACAGGCTGGGTCAAGTACAAGGACACCTGGTACTACTTAGACGCTAAAGAAGGCGCCATGGTATCAAATGCCTTTATCCAGTCAGCGGACGGAACAGGCTGGTACTACCTCAAACCAGACGGTAGCATGGCAGACAAGCCAGAGTTCACAGTAGAGCCAGATGGCTTGATTACAGTTAAATAAATAGAAAGGAAACTTTCTAAATTGTTCTTTCACCGCAGGCTCAGGCTTGCGGTTTTTTTGTTTGCTCAAAAGGGGCAAAAAAGGGGCAAAAGTGTCGTAAATCTCTGTAAAATGATGTAAAAACATTTATTTAAAAGCTCAAAATATAGCTGTTTTAAAAGGTATTGTAAGATATAGTAAAACGATGTAAAGGTATTTTTAAATGCGGATGAATTATAAAACCACGAATTCTATGTGACTCGTGGTTCTTTTTTATAAACTAGTAGAGTGTTTTGGTTGTACTTTTTGTTCAGGGTCAATGTAGTTGATAGCGTTGTTGACAGCAGTTGGAGCTTCTCCGAGGCCTGTCGCAATCAGATCAATTTTTCCGTCATAGTAGCAGCAGTCACCGATAGCATAGATACCTGCTTGGCTGGATTCCTGTTTGCTGTTGACGATAATCTTGTGACGGTTGAGGTCGAGCCCCCAGTTTTTAAGGTTACCGACAGAAGATTTGAAACCATAGTTGACAAAGAGGTGGTCTAGGTCAATGGTTTCAGTTTCATCAGATTTGACTTTTGTGATTTCAAGTTTATCAAGTGTTTTTCCATTTCCAAGGAGTTGGCTAGGGGCGAATGGTGTCTTGATGGTTACAGATGATTCTTGCAAGGCTTGAACACTGTGTTCCAAGGCACGGAAATTATCTCTGCGGTGAACAAGGGTAGTTGGTGCGATTTTTTCAAAAGCCAAAGCCCAATCCACAGCCGAGTCTCCCCCACCAAGAATCGTCACTTTCTTACCAGCGTATTGCTGAATGTTAGAAACGTGGTAGTGGATATTTTCATAGCCCTCAACCCCTTCAAGTTCCAGCGGACGTGGTTTGAAGGCACCGCCACCCATAGCGATGATAACTGTTTTAGTCAGGTGACTTCCTTTAGAAGTTGTGATGGCAAATTCTTCTTCTTGTTTGTCAATCTCAAGAACCGTTTCATTGAGATGAATAGGGGTATCAAATCCATTTAGCTGTTCAATCAAGCGGTTAGTCAACTCTTCTCCAGTCAGGTTTGGGAAGCCTGGTACGTCTAGGATTTCCTTTTCAGGGTAGAGAATAGCAGGTTGTCCACCTAGCTGGGGAAGAGAGTCGATGATTTGAACCTTGGCTTGGCGTAGGTGGGCATAAAAGGCTGCAAAAAGCCCGACAGGACCACCACCCACAATGGTAATATCATAGAGTTGAGACAT